CTAACGATCTTGCTCTGGCAGTAAAAAAACAGTCCAAAAAGGAGCAGTAAGCGATGTCCAGCCCCAACGTCTCTTTTTCCGATATTCCCAGCTCAATCAGAAAGCCTGGTGTGTATAGCGAGTTCAACTTGAACGCCGCCCGCCAATCGCTTCCTGCAAACGATGTATCGATGTTAATCATCGCACAGCGCCTTTCAACGGGAAGCGTTGCCGCCTTGGTCCCGACAAAGGTGTTCAGCGATGCCGATGCACGGCTTTACTTTGGAGCAGGGTCTCAGTGCCATCTGATGGTAAAGGCCGCTCTGGATGCAAACCCAAGCCTTGACCTGACCGTGTGCGCAGTGGCAGACAGTGGCACCACCAAGGCTACCGGCACTATCGCTCTGTCCGGGACCGCTACCTCTGCGGGGGTGCTGCGGGCGTGGGTAGGCAATCGCGTTGCAGAGGTTGCTATCTCTTCCGGTGATCTGGCCGCTGCAATTGCAACCTCCCTGAATGCCGCTGTTTCTGCAATTGCCCATGAACTGCCTGTTACCAGTGGTGTTTCAAGCGCAACCGTTACCCTTACCGCGCGCAATGCCGGAACCGTTGGAAACTACATCCCTGTTGAGTGCAGCTGCACTGCCGCTGGAATCACCGCAACCGTTACGGGGATGGCAAGCGGGGCAACCGATCCAGACCTTGGCGCAACAAACGGCGCGCTCGATACGGTGTTCCCCGGTAACTATGACATTATCTGCATCCCGTTTGTTGATTCCGGCAATTGGACCGACCTTGGCACCCATCTTGACGAAATCTCCGGCCCGATGGAACAGCGCCCGGCAATCGGGGTGATACAGATGTTTGGCACAGCCACCGAGATCACCACGAATCATTGGCGAATTACCTGCGGATACCTGCCCAGCACAAAGAGCTGCCTCTTTGAAGTAGCTGCAGCATACGCCGCAGTTATCGCTTCGGAAAGCGACCCCGCGCAACCGCTAAACAATCGGGTGCTCACCGGGATTGCTGCCCCCGACATTAGCAATCGGCTCACCAGAACCGAGATTGAGAGTCTGCTTGACAATGGCCTCACTCCAATGCACGTTATCGCAGGGGAGCGGGTTGCAATCGTCAGAGCAATCACCACCTACACCGAAAACGCACAAGGGATTGCAGACCCCGCGCGGCTGGATATCTCAGTACCGCGGTCACTTGATTATGTGCGGTTTTCATGCGTCAGCAGGGTGTCGTCAAAGTTTCCGGCTCCGAAGAAAACGCTGCGCTTTAAAAAAGACATTCGCTCAGAGCTGCTCGATGTTCTGCTGCAGTTGGAGAGCATCGAGATTGTCGAGAATATGGATTACTGGAAGGCTTATTTGGTAATCGAGGACGACCTGCAAGACGCAACCAGAGTGAATGCCCGAATCCCTGGTGCAATCGTAAAGGGCGCGCATGTTGTTGCGATGCGCATTGACCTGTTGTAATCTCCACGGGTGGAGCAATCCACCCGGTTACTATTAAAAAATGAGGTGTGGCAATGTCAGATGTATACGTCTCCCGTTGTACTGTATCAATCAACGGTATGCCCGAGTCAGATTTGAAAAACTACAATGAGGGGGATCGGGAGCTGTCCGCTCAGGTAAACCTCATGCACAAAACCGGGTTCACGCAAAAAACCGCACGGCACACCTTCACAATGGACCGCGCGATCAACGTTGCCGGCTCATCTATCGACTACGACACGCTCAAAGATGCCACCGTGGTGGTTGAGCGTGACGGCGGGGGGCGCGTTCTTTACAGTGGCGTGCGCACCATGATGATTGCCAGCGGTGGCATTGACGGTGAGAACGAAGAAGTTCAAACCATCACCTTTGGTGCTGCCAGCAGGACGGTTGAATAATGGGACTATTTGAAAAGCTCCGCGCAGGTACTGAAAACCGCAAAATCATCGAGTGGCCTGGGTGCCCTGGGGCCACCGTTGGGTTGCGGGTCCTCAACGACAACGACTACCACGTTGCAGGACTTGCGGCAGACAACATCTATAAGGCCGCAGGGGTAAAAATCGCAATTGAAAACGCAGAGGCCTATGAGGCTGAAATTGCCACTCAGCTGCTATACCGCGCGTTGTCAAACTCTGAGGACGGCAGCAGTGTTGCCCCTGATATCACGCAGTTTCGCACGTTGCTGACAAAGGGTGTGCGCGAGAAACTTATCGATGAGATGCAGAGCTGGCAATCTGAGTGCAGCCCCTCCCCCGGCAACATGGACGAAGGCGCTTTCGATGTGCTTTTTGCCCGTGTAAAAAAAAATGCCTCAGAGACAGTTCAGAGCGTCTCAGATATCGCTGTGCTGAAAAAGCTTATCATTACTTTGGCAAGCCAGCTGTCGAGCTCACAGACGGCCAGCTGATCCTATTGGCCGCGATGGAATACGCCATTGCGGAAAAGTCCAACCCAGACCAGAGGCACGGCCAAAGCGTCAAGGCCGCAGTGCACAAGGTGAAGCGCCAAAATGTCACGTAACCCAACAGTAAGCATCAATATTCGTGGCAATCGGCGCGGGCTCAGGCGCGAGCTTGACGGCGCAGAAAAAGACCTCTCCGGATTTGCAAAGCGCGGAAGTAAAGCGCTGTCTCCTCTTCAAAGCGCAGGTAAAAAACTTGGCAGCTCGATAGCTGGCCCAATCATGGGGCTTGCTGCTGGCGTTTCGATCTTCGCAGCCGGGAGGAATATCATGGATTTCGACCGAAAGCTGACGCGGCTCGCCATCCAGGGAAAACTTACCAGAAAAGAACAGTTTGAGCTTCGCGAGGAAATCGGCAGGCTTGGAACAGAGGCTGGGCAGTCGCGCGAGTCCATCCTTGGCGGGCTTGATGCCATTGTACAGCGGACCGGAGACATTAAGTTTGCGCGTGACGTAATGAAGGATCTTGCCGTAGCATCGACTGCAACCGGCGCCAGCATGGAAGATCTTGGCGCGCTTGCATCTAACCTGCAGCAGAAATTTAAAATAGGCCCAGGAGGAATACGCGAAGCGCTCAATGTTTTGACGGTTCAGGGTAAGGCCGGAGCATTTACTCTTGAGAACATGGCGGCAATGGGCGAGCGCCTGTTTTCTTCTGCTGGGCGCTTGGGAATGCAGGGTACGGGAGACCTCCGCCAGTTTGGCGCGTTGATTCAGGCGGCGCGCATGGGAACCGGTAGCAGTGAGCAGGCAACAACCGCCGTTGAGCGCACGCTATCAAGCATCATCGAAAAACAGGATGTGATAAAGAAGAAAGCCAAATTTGACATCTTCACCAATAAAAAAAAGCAGCAATACAAGGGCATCGACCAGATTCTAAAAGGAGTCGTTGCCGGGACAAAGGGCAATGAAAAGCTTCTCGGCGATATCTTTGGAGAGGAAGGGGTTCGGGCAGTATCAACCATTGCTCGGCTCTATCGTGAGACAGGCGGCTTTGCTCTTTTTGATGAGCTGGCAGGGGCAGACGCGGGGCGAGCCAACGAGCTTATGGAGGACTATGCGCGATATTCTGAGAACGCATCTTTTCAGCTTGCGCGGCTCAAGTCAATCGGTGAGCGCGCCTCAGATGCGTTCTTGTCAAAGGCTATATATCAGTTTGGGAACAGCATTGATAACATGACAAAAAAACCTGCTGAGATGGAAGCTTTTATAGCAAATATTACCACTCTTGGGGCTGCTGTTGGGACTCTTGTAGGATGGCTTGGAAAAGGTGTAGGTGCCTGGGGGAAGTTTTGGGAAGCCACCGCAAACACAATTTATGGCACCGGTGAAGACAACATAAAAAAGCAATCTGCTCAGATGGCTTTCAACAGCTTGCCAGAAGAAAGAAGAAGCCAGCTGATTAAAAAGCTTAAGTCTGGCGAAAAAGTCAACGTGTTTGACGAGAATCCTTCTTGGAAGCCTTCAAGCCCAGCAAATAACATCGTTGTTGAGAACAACATCACAGTTTCAGATACCATGCAGGTACGATCAAACAGCGGTGCTAAAGGTGCAAAGGCTGTCGTTAGCGTCACGAAAAAAGACAACTCCTTTTTGGTGAAATAAAAAAATGCCTCCTCTTTACAGTGCACGAATCGCCAATTTCGATATCGACCTCCTTGAGATTCAGGATTCATATTCCCGGGCGATTGCCAAATATGAGTTCCCATTGAGGGATGGTGCGGCGCTGGATGATATGGGCGGGAGCGCACGGTCAATCAGGTTCGCAGCATTCTTTTTCAATGAGAAATATTCGCGGCACACCGAGTTCGTTGATCTGATAAATCAAGACGCTGTAATTCAGTTAACGCACCCAA